ATGCACGAGTCACAGTTGCACGGTGGCAAGAAGTCAGATATGACTAAGCTTAAGAAGGGTGGGATGCCTATGGTTATGAAAGACGGCAAAAAAGTCCCTGTCTTTGCAGCCAAGAAAGGTGGTGCTATTGATGGTTGTGCAACTAAGGGTAAAACCAAAGGCACGATGATTAAGATGAAGTCTGGCGGAAAGACCTGCTAATGAGAGCCTCTCGCGGAATGGGCGCTATTGCAAAGTCAAAAATGCCCGGAGCTAAGAAAGCCAAACGCAAGGATGGTGATGAGTTCACTATGTTTGCTGACGGCGGTAAGGTTAACGAGGCTGGCAACTACACCAAGCCTAGCCTACGCAAGAGGATAGTTTCTCAAGTTAAAGCCGCAGCAACGCAGGGTACGGGTGCTGGTCAATGGTCAGCCCGTAAAGCACAGCTAGTGGCTAAGAAGTATAAAGCTGCGGGCGGCGGATACCGTGATTAATCATTTCTTGCCAGGGTCGCTCTTACGGTTGAATGTGTGGTTCCAAAAGCTTTGGCAATTGCTCGCAGGCTGCAACCTTGCGCAACAAGCGCGGCAAATTCTAATTTGCGGTGTTCAAATAAACGTTGTTTTGCAGAAGCTATTTTTTGCGATCCCCATCCGTGCCTATCGCCTCCGAATTTTGCATTATCTTTTACCGACACCCACCGCAAGTTTTCAGCCCGATTGTTTTTGCGGTTTCCGTCTATGTGATCGACTTGAGGTAAACCTTCAGGATTTGCATGAAACATTAAAGCGACAAGGCGATGAACGTACTTGTAGTTACCTCGACCCAAAGAGACACGCAAATAACCGGCTGTATGTACGGAAGATTTTAATTGCTTGGAAACCTCGATTCGGATACGATGTGTTAAGTTTCTTTGGGGTATGTCTGACCAATTTGACCGAACATTGCCGTAATTACTTATTGAGTATCTGCCGTTGGTGTTTGGTATTTCGATCCATGTTTCGTTCATTTCGTACTCCTTTAGTTGGATTGTAACATGGCACTACGAAAACCTCAACAGTCGTTAAAAAGTTGGACAGAGGCTCGGTGGAGAACCAAGTCAGGAAAGAAGTCTTCGGAAACGGGTGAGCGGTATTTGCCAGAAAAGGCTATCAAAGCATTAAGTTCTGCGGAGTATGCAGCCACGACTAAGGCGAAGCGAGCAGGTAAGGCAGCAGGTAAGCAGTTTGTGGCTCAGCCAAAACGCATTGCAAAGAAAACGGCAGGATATAGATAATGACAACGTCTGGAACAAGTGGTTTTAATTTAGATTTAAGCGAACTCTGCGAAGAAGCCTTCGAAAGATGTGGTAAAGAGATGCGTACCGGCTATGACCTGCGTACAGCTCGTCGCAGTTTAAACCTGTTAACAATTGAATGGGCAAACCGTGGCATTAACCTGTGGACGATTGAGCAAGGCTCGATCCCTATGGTAACAGGGCAGTCTACATACAACTTACCCGTAGATACGATTGATCTACTGGATACTGTGATCCGTACAGGAACAGGGCAAAACCAAACTGACATCAATATCACTCGTATTTCAGAGTCTACCTACGCGACTATCCCGAACAAAAACGCCTTAGCGCGACCAATTCAAGTCTGGATTAACCGTCAGTCTGGTGCAGACTATCCAACTACTGGCACGAACGCTCCAAAGATTGTTGTATGGCCTACGCCAAATGCACCGGGCGATCAGTATACCTTTGTGTATTGGCGGCTTCGTAGGATTCAAGACTCTGGCGGTGGTGTATCTACTCAAGATATTCCATTCCGTTTTCTTACGTGCATGGTGGCTGGATTGGCGTTTTATCTTGCTTCCAAACTTCCAGAGATGATGCCTGACCGTATTTTGTTTTTGAAGTCTGAGTATGAGCAACAGTTTCAGTTGGCAGCGGACGAGGACAGAGAAAAAGCGAGTATCCGTTTTGTACCGCGCAATTTGTTTTATTGAGCTAAACGATGCCTAGTCAATTTGCCTCGGGTAAGTACGCGATTTCAGAGTGTGATCGGTGTGGGCAACGGTTTAAGCTTAAGGAACTCAAGACTCTGACGATTAAGACCAAGAACGTAAATATCTTGGTTTGCAAGGAATGCTGGGAACCTGATCAGCCACAGTTGCAGTTGGGTATGTATCCGGTTAACGATCCACAGGCTGTGCGCAACCCCCGCCCTGATAACAGTTACATCGTGTCAGGCTTGGATGTGAACGGTGATCCGTCTGGTGGCAGTCGAATATTTCAGTGGGGCTGGAACCCAGTTGGTGGTGCCAGAGATGATGGTTTAACACCAAATGACTTGATTATCCAAATTGAGCTTGGTACAGTTACAATAGCACTTACTTAAGGAGTTATCATGTTTAAACGTGGCGCAGATGGCGTAGCAAAAAAGGGTAAAACTAAAGGTAAAAACCTTGGTGATAGCGGCCCAATGGTTGCTGCGTTGTCAGGTAAAGGGACAAAGACTTCTAAAGGCGGCAAAACTAATGCTGACATGAAGTCAATGGGTCGTGGTTTGGCTAAGATTGCAGCTCAAAAGCGAGGCTAATATGGCTAAGTACAGTCAAAAAATGATGGGTAAAGAGGTTGGCGACGCTAAGGTGTATGCTGAACCCCATACTATGGACGGAAAAAAGTTTGGTGCAGAAGCTCACGCAGCAACTATGTCCAAAAAGAAAGACCCAAACACAATGGCTGCAAAAGACTTCAAAGCCTGTGGCCCCGCTATGCGCGTGAGCATGGGAGATCCAGCCCGTAATGATGTCAAAACTACCGGTATTAAGATGCGTGGTGCAGGATGTGCGACAAAGGGAACGATGTCTAGAGGGCCAATGGCATAATGAATTACGCTGAACTCAAAACTAACATTAGTGCTATTTGTGAGAACCCATTCTCAGATAGTGAGTTAGCTTTGTTCGTTCAACAGGCTGAGCAGAAGATATATAACGCTGTCCAGATTCAAAACCTACGCAAAAACGTTACAGGTGTCTTAAGTGCCAATAACAAGTATCTAGCTACTCCAACGGACTTCTTGTCTGTATATTCTGTAGCTGTGGTTAATACTAATGGTACTTACGAGTATTTGTTAAATAAAGACGTTAACTTTATCCGCCAAGCTTATCCAGCGCCTACTGATCTTGGCTTGCCAAAGTACTACGCTATTTTTGGCCCTAACAGTAACGATGATACAGAACTAACGTTTATTGTTGGCCCCACCCCAGATCAAGCTTACGCTGTCGAGCTTCATTACTTCTACTACCCAGAGTCAATTGTCACTGCGGGTAACTCATGGCTTGGAGATAACTTCGACTCCGCGCTATTAAACGGATCCTTAATTGAAGCCATCAGGTTCCTGAAGGGCGAGGCAGATATGGTTGCTCTGTACGACAAGATGTTTAATGAGTCTATGGCTCTGTTGAAGCAGTTAGGAGATGGTAAGCAGAGACAAGACAGTTATAGAAGCGGTCAAGCTAGGGTTCCTGTGAGATAACTATGCCCTTTACTGGAAACTTCACCTGCGACAGTTTTAAGAGTGGCCTGCCTGAGGGCCGATTCGACTTTAAAATTCCGACAACTGATACCTTTTACATTGCGTTGTATACCAATGCGGCTGCACTTGACCAAACTACAACAGCTTACACAACAGTAGGTGAAGTTGTAGCGGCAGGCTACACAGCGGGCGGCATTGTGTTATCTCCAATTGTCGGTACTTCTAGCGCATATATAACATTTTCAAATGTGTCTTGGTCTGGGTCATTTACAGCCCGTGGTGCATTGATTTACAAAGCTGGTGATGGTGGCGCGGTTTGCGTGTTAGATTTTGGCGCTGACAAAACATCTACAGGAACATTCGCAGTTCAGTTTCCCATTGCAACGGCTGACCAAGCCTTGATTCGGCTTACTTAAGGAGTTTTAAATGTTAATGGATTACTCATTCGCGCAAGACGTAGTAGGCGCAACAATTACCCGTGCAGTCGGCGCATCAGATAAAGTCGCTGCTGGCGGCGTGTTTGCTATTCGGTGTATTGACGCAAACGGTCAGGTTAAGTGGGAAGAGAATCTGAAAAACCTAGTGGTCAATCAAGGTCTTCAGGACATGAACACCAAGTACTTTAAGGGCGTCTCATACACTGCCACTTGGTACATTGGTCTTTATGGGGCTGCCGCTTCAAACAACCCAACTGCTGCTGATACCGCCGCATCACACCCCGGATTTACAGAAATTGTCCCTTACAGCAACGCCACGCGCCCCGCTGCAACATTTGATACAGCAACTACGGCTGACCCATCGGTTATCTCAAACTCCGCCTCTCCGGCTGTTTATACGATCAATGCTACGTCAACCGTTGGTGGTGCGTTCTTAATTAGCGATAACACAAAGAGTGGTACGGCTGGTGTGTTGTTCTCGGCGTCAGACTTTGCTGCTCCCGGTGATCGTAGCGTATCTTCGGGTGACACAATTCAGATTACCTACACATTTAGCCTTGACGCCGCATAAGGATTAATCATGGCAAAGTTTACTAAAGGCCAAGAAGTTAAACTCATCGCTGTTATTCCAGAAGGCCCAGTGCTGTCTATGCGTATGGATGAGGACGGCAATGTCCAGTATTTAATAGGTTGGACAGATGTCAATGGTGCAGCGCAGCAGCGATGGTTTGATGAAGATCAGCTAGTAGCGGTGGTGTAATGTCAGAAGGCGGCTGGAGTTCTGGCACTTGGGGTCAAGCCGGATGGGGTATGTCTGTCTATGATCGCAGTGTTGATGAAACCACTGCCTCTATAGATTCTACAGTTACGCTTAATAACACGTTTACACCTAGCGTATCTGAGACTGCTTCTGGTGTTGATGCAACTTCATCTATTACTGTGTTTGGTAGCAATGTTAATGAAACTGCGTCTGGATTGGATACGACTTCAGCGTTAGCGGGATTTAAGTCTTCGGTTTCAGAGTTGGTGGTAGCAACAGACAGCACTTCGAGTACGATTGATTTTGTGTCTGCTGTCAATGAGCAAGCTGTTGTATCGGATGCAAATAGTGCGGCGCAGAATTTTGTTGCAGTGGTTAATGAAACATCCACGGTTGAGGACTTGCCTCCCGGAATTGGATCTGCGTTCTTAATTGACATGAATGAGTCTGCTACGGGGTCGGATGCAGCGAGCGCCCTTATTGGGTTTGATGCTTATGTGGATGAAGCTTCTAGTGCTTCAGATGCAGTATTGGCTAAGATGGATTTTGTTGCGGCTATTAA